GAGTATAATCCGATTGGCGGCTATAACCGCTCATAAGTTCATCGAGGGTAACATGGTGCTCTTCGCCATTTACGGCGACAGCATAAAGTGCCTCTTCACTTCCTTCATCGGGTTCCTCAGACTCTTCCTCAGATTCCTCTTCGGCTTCCTCTTCGGTTTCCTCCTCAAATGATTTGTCTTCCTCTATGGGTTGAGACTCTTCCTCTTCGGTAGGTTGTGCTTCCTCAGTTTCTGGGGTTTCCTCTTCAGGTTCCATTATCCCAAGTAATGCTTCTTGTGCTTCCCGTACACTACCGGGTAGCTCTGGTAACGGTAGAACCGTTGTTTGCGGGGCTAGTTGCGTATCCGCCATAATTAAATTCCTCTTGTCAGATATAAGGGTGTTGCTTATCAAGAATCTTGTTCATATGCCCTGTTTCTATAATGGACGTTAAATGACCATGAATCCTATCAAGCAGTCTCATTGCAAGCCAGATTGATTCCCTGGCTTCCAAATCTGTTGAACCGCTTTGACTCCAGCGGCCCATTAAATCTTCTTTTAGTACATCAAATGCTTCTTTCAAGAGCGGGTCTTCTAATAGGGATCGCGCTCTTCGTTCCCGTTCTTCTTGATCCATTACTTGTTTTTAAGTTCCTTAGGTTAATTTCTTTCTGGACAACATATGGAAACGTCTAGTACGACGAGACTTTCTTTGTTCGGAAGTCTGAGCGGCTACCTCCGATCGTTTTATTTCCTTATCCAAACTATCGCTCTTTTTTATTTTCTGTCCTTCGGGGACTGGCGCCTTAGGGGGTTTATCGGTTCCCTTCATGCCCCTAGACCATTTATCTCCTATTGCAAAATACCAACCCATTACGTTTCTCCTATCTTATTAACCCTTTTAAACGTTTTTTTCGGCGATCTATTCTATCTTTGGGAGACTGTAAATCAGAATCCCATCGTTGTATCTCCCTGTCTAACTCATCCCTTTTGTATGACGGCATTGCACTAACCCGTTTCTTGATTATTTTTACTACAGGTTTTTTTGGTGGTTTAACTATTGTCGCCATAATTACGTATCTCCTATCGCTACGGCCCTATTCTGTTCCCGCTCAAGGTTTAGTTCTTCTATTTTCAGTTGTGCATCTACCGCATCTGCCGTGGCGACCTGTTGAATTTTCTGTTGCTTAACTTGTATATCGGATGCCTTTATCTCAAGTTCTTTATGCTTGAGTTGCATTTCCATTTCCTTCATCTGTTGTTCGGGATCAGGCTGTGGGGGAACTTCATCCGGATCAGTAAGGAAGTCACTCACATTCTGAAAGCCCATGTTCTTTATTAAGGCTGCCCCCATGTTATACATATTCTTCTGGTTTACAATACTTAAACCACCCTTCATCGCATCACCAGCAAACTGTAGCATTGTCACAAGGTGTTGCATCTGCTGATCTTTATTTCCGCTACCAAGGGCAACAGATACAGTGCAATCAAAGGAGTCTCTCCAAGAATCAGGTCTGATAGGAATCCACTGATTTCGTAACATAATAACCCTTTTCTTATCCTGATTCTTTTGAAGCAGCATATAGATCGTCTTCATCAAATCCTTTACTCCTGTCTCTGCAAAGTTTCTGGCAATAAGCTCTACCCTAGATTGGGCAGCGGTCATTACAGAATTAACAGCAGTAGCAGTAGTATGAGAAGTAAGGGCATTATCATTCAATCCTTGTGAGTATTTGTTGACACCAGCCCTAGACTCCCTCACACCATCAAGATACTCAAGCATTTGGAACGAATAAGGCTCCAAAGCGGGGGTAGGGAGGGGCATTACGGCGTTGGGGGATTTAACTCTAACTATCCCACCCGGTCGTTGGGTGAGTAGATCATCGAGATTCGCCTGCCCCTCTAATACGGCATATCTTCCATAGTTCTGGTTATAAGCGTTGTCGAGGAGCGTTCGTAGCATGGTGCTCTTAATTAACTGAAGATCCATGACTAGATCAGCAACAGACAGCCCAAAGAACTTATGTGGGATTTTAATTGGGGTTATAGAAATGAAAGGGATGAGATCTACAGCCTCATTCTCCAATACTTTGCTACCGACAGTACAAACCTTTCTTAGTTCAGTAATTCCATCACCGTCCCAATCTGTCTTTAAATAACTTTCATGTAACCAGTAAGTGCGTAAGCCTTCCTCATTGCCCGTACCATCATTCCCCCAACCTTCCCAATATTCGGCTGATTCATCATACTTATACCTTTCTAAGCGCTCCCCAGAAAAGGCCATCATATCGTCATCACCCCCACCTAGCTCATCGGGGCTTAAATCTTCATCAGGAAACATCTCTCTTAGTTCAGATAAAGTTTTTAATACTCGATGACAAACAAACCTAGAGTCCTGAATATCTTTAGCTTCTCTAGCTATTAGGAATTCTGAAGGGGGTACATTTTCTACCCTAATCTTACCATCAGTTATTTTTCTTTTTAAAACAATATCATGCGTAGAAAGGCCGTCTACCTCATGTTCAGTATGCTCTACGACCTCAACTGAATCATTTGATATTAAATAAGAAAGCTCAATTTCCTCCAAACCTTGATATTCTTCCCGTTCGTGCTTAACAATCTGGTCCCACCATACCTTAACAATACCATTCTTACTTAATAACGCATCAGTAAACCAAGAGTAAAGAATTTCCCACCCAGGATTATCACGAGTAAAAACGTAATTTACGTAATCTGTGGCTTGAGAAGCCATCTCCACATCTTCGGGGCCGACTGGATTAAATTTTACCATCTCATCCCCGGAGGCAAAAACTCTCATCAAGGAGGGCTTAATCCATTCTATTGTGTCAGCGACCGTTGTGTCTACAAACTGAGATCGTCCTTCAACCTCGTTACCAAAAGGAAGACCATAGTAATACTTCATAGCCTGTTCCCTTTGCTGGGATATTGTATCCCCCATATACCCCAAAGAACTCGTAATTTCCCCACGAATTCTCGTAACAAGTTCTTCTTCGGTAATTTTATCTTTAGCCATTAAACGATTCCATAGTTCCTATATGTTACATCCCCAGTCCAAGAGGGATCTTCCCCTGCTACAGCAAAGCGTTGAGATTGAAAGGCGTACCTCGTCGCCGACATCAGGTCATCGCGAAGAGGGACTACCTTATTGTCTTTTCTATGATACATTCTGAACTCTTCAAACCAGTCTGATAGAGTGGAAAATACCTTAAACTTTCCGGCTTCTACAGACTGAAGCATAGCCATTAAGCCTTCCTCTATGGAGTTAGAGCCTTTGTTATTCCCTAACGCTGGGGGATTGGTAAAGTGCTCCAAAAGGAAATTACAACCTAGATTGCGATACTGATCAGCCAGACCGGGATTACCCATAGAATCTCGTCTATTGCCATCATGGGGATAAGCAACGGGGATAAAATTAGGTCTATTTCGTATAATTTGGGCGTGGACGGAAGGGCTTGCCTTAGACGCTCTGTAACAGTCGTACACATAAAACATTTCCTCATCTCTATCTACCGCACACCAAACTACAGCCGTAGGATGATCCCATCCAAAATCTATTGCTGCTATCCTAAGCCAGTGGGATTTTATCTCCATAGGGTCAACCATCACCTTCTCTTCACCTAACGGGAAAACCAATCCTGAACCAATAGATGGTCTTCCGTATCGCCTCATCTCCCTTTCGTGAGGGCTATAAGAACTTAAAATCTGCTCCATGACAGACTCATTGAGATGTCCTCTCTCACCCTGCATGGAAAATATCTTCTCTGAGGCATCATCCCAAGTCGCATTTGTCAGAGATTGTCCAGCCTGTAGGTTGTTCATAAACGAGGCGACTGTCTCAGTCATGCCAGCTTCAGGCGTGAACGTCATATAAACCATCCCCCTCCGATCCAGAGTTCTAGTCACGGCCTGTGAGTACAGTTCCCTGCTCGGCTCCTCATCCAGCCATATACAATCAACGGAACGACCTTGCCATTTCTCCACTTGCATCTCGTAGGCTTTGAAGAATAAAGAAGAGTTCCCACCGCTAACGTGCTTGATTAGAGCGACCGATTTGGCGTTAGGGACACCGGGTTTCCTTTCGGTTTTTATTATTAGTTTTTTCGGTATCGAACCGGAACCGAAGGCTTCGGGGTCATCAGGGGAACCCAATAATTCAAATTGGACAATATCTCGCGTTGTTTCATTTGAGATACCACCAGCCCAAGCAACTATAGGCTGCGTGAATCTACGACCATTCCACCACTTTGGGTACAGGCCAGTTACATGGAAAGCAAGTTCTGCGGCTCCGCAATAACTTTTTCCTATGCGGTTAGCAGCCATCAAAAGCCGTTGGTTAGCAGAACCTCCAGTAT